CTCGTGTTGTACACACGGGCGGCTCATTCCCATGCCGACCTGGCTAGGTCTGCGAGGGATCTGGGATTCTTTCCCGAATCTCAGAGGCTACGTCTTCGAAGACCCTAACTTCCATGCTCGCAAGCTTGGAAGCCCATCGTTCCAGGGCCACCAGCCCGTGTCTCACCGAAAGGGGAGGCGCGAGCCGACAAACACCACCAGAACGACGGAACAGGGCCTTCGATTTGGTTCTTTCTGGTCTATTCCCGCCCCACCGTCTCTTAAACTTGTCTCCTTCTATGAGCCTATACTGACTTTCGATCAGCATGTTCTCGAAGATGACAAGCGAAGAGACAGGTACCAGTTCCCCAGAAGGGTCCTCAAGAGGATCCTGGGCAACGAGCTTCCGCGCAGCGTGGTAACTGCGAGGACGACTCGGAACCGGTACCAGGGGGCGGGGATAGAGGCCCTCCTCTTTGAAAGGCGCCTTGCCGACCACTCCGCGCGCACACAAGTAGTCGACACCCTTAGAAACAAGGGTGCCAAGTCTACGTCGTATGGAGCGCGGAACGGCAAGGCCTCTTCCCGTGTACCCGAGACCTCCAACTGCGCTAGGAAGCCGCAGCCGAGGATCTCGGGCACACCATGGGAAGAGAGTCTTCATCACCCTCTCCTGCCTCCGCAGGTACAGGCTGCCACACCTGTATTCTGCCGCGACCGGAGCCTCAAGGCCCGGCGGGGGGCAGGGGGGAGGGATGAAGACGCCTTTCCTCTCGTCGTCTTCTCCAGGCCAAGACGCGACCTCGCACATCGTCCAGCCGGACGACGACGTGAAGGTCTTGTCTTGGTTCACCGCGCCACCGACCGCAGCGACAGCGTCGGCGTACTCTTCAGCCTCATAAGGACGAAGAGCACGACCGACTGCGTCATCACCGTGGTGGCGAGCGTGAGTGAATGCACTGGTTGCCCAGGCGTTCACCCAGGAGAGAACGACGAAGCTCAGAGGAGTGCCCATCGGACTTCCCCTCCTAGCGACCCAGTGATGCTTGCCATAGCACCACTCGGTCGCTGGTTCCAGCCCGAGGCCTCTGCGCCCACTGGCGACATCCGCAGGACGGATGCAGCCAGCGCGTCGGAGGCCCTCGATGACTGCGTTCACCGCGTCGTGCGACAGTCCGTCGGTGGCGGCCGTAAGGTCGACACTAACGAACTGTGCCCCTGCACGAGCGGTGAGTCCGCTTGGTTGCCCGTTGGATTCGTTGGAAACCACCCAGTGCCCGGGAGCGAGCATTGGACAGGACCTTCGAATCCAGTCTCCCTCGATGAAGGTCAAGGCGTCAGGGACGCCGACAACCCTTACCTTCATTCCAGGGGACGCGATGCCTTCCATCCTCGAACGTGGCGGCTCCCCCGAGAGGGAGCGCCAACGCCTGAGGATCAGGAAGCCAGCGCACCGGTAGGCCAAGCGGATGTCTGCCGTCACGCCTTGCGGAGGACGCATCACCACCCTCGCCTCACGGAGCGCGAAGGTACCGATGGAGTCCTGTGCATAGCGCGTGACATCGGCCAGGCAGAGGCCGTTCCCTATGATCCGGCTGATAGAAGGATCATCGGAACGGCCGGCCTCATTACACTGACCGATCGCAGACACGTAGCCATCGATCCCGCCGCGAGTGGCAGGCCACTCGTAGCAGGACGAGCTGGAGGAGGGGAAGACACGGGGCGACCGCAGCGGGCGCTGACGGGCGGAACCCGCCACGAAGCGCACAAGCTGTCGCACCGTGTCATCCGATGTGGGAAACTCTCTCTTCGCCATCTCCATAGCTTTCAAGCAGGCGGGGCTGACATCAGTCGGCCTGGGCATTGCACGAGAAAGCCTGGAGAAGGCGAAGCCGTTCCTTCGTTGTGCTGCGGCCAAGGAAATGAAGCAATCGACCACGTCCTTACGGATGGCAGGTCGAGTGCGGACTTCCGAGCCGAGCGACGAAGATCGGACGCAGTGCGCAAGGAGCTTCAACTCCTGGGCTATCCATCGCCACCCTCTAGAGGGGGCGGTCGATCGGACCCAAGAGTGAAGCCACCACGCACAGCGCAGAGAGTCCCAACCAGAATGGACCAAACCGCTCCAACAGGCTGTCCAAACCTGTTGAAGTGGAGACGTATCGCCTCCGCGGTGTCGGATCGCACGTGCTCGCTTCTTAAGAAGTGAGGGCGTGCGAGTCGGCTCCGTGGGAAGGCCCACAACAAGCGATGGAAGTCGCTTGTAGGTGTTCCGTTCCCAGCGGG